CTCGAAGATTTCTGCGGACGTGCTTATCCCGACGCAGAATGCGCGGTCGTCAGCGTCTGTGACGCTGGTGATCGATCACCCTGTGAACGGATACACGAATGCGGAGTTGAAGGCTGTTGTGGACGGTTTTCTTGCCGTCCTTACAGCCTCGAGTGGTGCGATGGTGACGTCGATTCTCGGCGGACAGAACTGACTTGGAAACGCCGGTCTTCATGTTGGCGACGGATCACAAGGAGTAGGGGTCGAAAGACCTTCTTTCCTTATGTGATCTGCCGTTACATGATACCGGCTTTCCTGTTCTGTTGGAGTTGGCGAGTCGATCGAGGCTGAGGAAGGCCTACCTCTAGAAAGCGAGGGACCTTGAAAAGCCTGATCGCGCTCATGCAGGTAGTCCTCGAGGAATCGGGGACTAGATGCGGCACAAGCACCACTTCTGATCTCAAAACGATCAGAAGGCGATACGAAGACGAGGGGTTGGCCTTTTTGGCCATTACCCTGCCGAAGTTCTGTTCCGACTTCCAAAAAAGTCTGGATCAGGGCTTCGTCGCTCGCAGTTCTTTCTCAGGTTTTACGAGAAAGAGAGGTCTCCCGACATTTCTGTCAGGTTTCCTCGAGCATGTCTTCGATCGTGACAGTGGTCGCTTGCTCGATTCTCCGTGTGTGCACTCGATCCGGTCCGTTCGGCAGATTACTCTGCTGTTTGGAAAGATCGAAGAGCGCTGCTCGCCAAGGCGAGTCAGAGCTGCACACGCGAAGTACATCGAGTGTGAGCAGGATGTTCGCTTTGCTGATGCAACCTTGGGGTCAGACCAAGCCTACAGGCTGGTAGACTTTGAGCGCATCAGCAACATGCTATGGGGAGCTCTCTTCTCTTCTATAGACTCTCGTGTCTATAAGGAGTCGGTCCTTCCCAAGCATGGTCCCGGTGTCACTGCAGAGAAGCTTCGCGGAAACGCGAAGTACAAATCTCTGGAGTGGACCCAGCGGTTGGAAGAAGGTGGCCTCCCTCATTGGGAGCACCTCATACCATCCGAGTCCTTTTTGCAGAGGACTGACAGCGTTCGTATCCTCGAACCTGGGGACGAGAGACCTGTAAGGGTCATCGACGTCCCCAAGACACTGAAAACTCCGCGTATCATCGCCGTCGAACCTACTTGTGTGCAATACATGCAACAAGGGGTTCTCGAGGTGATCGTGCAAGAGATTGCGCGCGATTACTACGCGTCCAATCTCGTTGGCTTCGAATCCCAAGAGCCAAACCAACGGCTCGCGAGAGAGGGCTCCATCACTGGAGCTCTCGCCACACTCGACTTGAGTGAGGCTTCGGATCGGGTTTCCAACCAGCATGTACGGCTCCTTCTTAGTAGACACAAGATCCTTCGGGACCTTGTAGATGCTACTAGGAGTCGGAAGGCTGATGTGCCTGGCTTCGGCGTTGTTCGCCTAGCCAAGTTCGCGTCTATGGGTTCGGCGCTCTGCTTTCCTTTCGAAGCTCTGGTGTTTACCACCATCATCTTCGTTGGGATCGAAAGAGCGCTCAAGCGGCCCCTGACTCACCGGGATGTTAAATCCCTGGTGGGTAAGGTGCGCGTCTATGGGGACGATATCATTGTCCCCACGGACTACGTGACTAGTGTGATTGAGGAGCTCGAAGCTTTTGGGCTTCGTGTCAATTCCGACAAGAGCTACTGGACCGGAAGGTTCAGGGAGTCTTGCGGAAAAGAGTTCTTCGATGGCGCCGATGTTAGCATTGCGCGGTGTCGAAGGACCTTCCCCGAGAGCACACAGCACGTCTCAGAGCTGACGTCGATCGTCTCGCTGAGGAATCAGATGTTCCATCTGAACTACAGCGAGGTGGTCCGATTCCTGGACCCTCTGATCGAACGGATTATTCCGTTCCCTTACGGGACAGAAACATCAGCTCTACTAGTGCGTCATGATCACTATCTCCCTTGCCAGGAGACAAGACATGACCTCGATTTACATCGCCCCCTCGTAAGGGGCGCGTACGTCGAGTCCAAGTTGGCTAGCGATCAGCTAGACGACTATGGAGCACTGATGAAGTGGTT